CCAGACAAGATAGCAGACAAGAAACAAATAGAAAATGTAATTAGAGACCCAGACACAGACTTAGAAAGAATATACAAAGACAATCCTACAACAGGTACAAAAGCCACTCCAGAAAACAAAATGACTATAGAAGAGATTAGAGACATGATACAAAACGATCCAAGATATGATAAATTAACTGCTCAACAAATGGATGAAGTTGTAAAAAGAGAAACCACACGTGCAGATTTTGCATACAACATGGGCATGGAACCAAAAGATGTTCCTGATGATGTGGTTGATATGTTAATGATGGAAGGCTATACTAAGAAGTTTGGATTTGCAAACGGGGGTGGAGTTGGAAGTTTATTTAAAAGGAAGGCAGCATAATGGCGATAGATAAAGGATTATTTGAAGCACCAAAAAAACCAGCACGTTCAAAATTAAACGTGCCGGCACCACAAGATGCAGTTGCATTAGAAGTGCCATTGGCGGAGCAAAAGAAACCAATAGAGGTTAAACCAACAGAAGATGGCGGAGTAGAGATTGATTTTGATCCAGCTACAATGGTCGCGGAGCTTGGTGACCCTAATGCGAACATAGCAGAAATATTAGAGGATGATGTTCTTGGACCACTAGGTTCTGATTTAATAGGTGACTATGAGGATTACAAATCATCTCGTGATGACTGGGAACAATCGTATATAAAAGGTTTAGACCTTCTTGGTTTTAAATACGAAGATAGAACAGAACCCTTTCAAGGTGCAAGTGGTGCAACACACCCAGTGCTAGCAGAAGCGGTTACACAGTTTCAAGCATTAGCATACAAAGAATTATTACCAGCTAACGGACCCGTTAGAACACGTATCATGGGTAAACACACAAAAGAAAAAGAAGATCAAGCAGAACGTGTAAAAGAATTTATGAACTATCAATTAATGTGTGAAATGCCAGAGTACGAACCTGAGTTTGATCAGATGTTATTTAATTTACCACTAGCAGGATCAACCTTTAAAAAAGTTTACTATGATCAAGCCATGGGTAGATGTGTTTCTAAATTTATTCCAGCAGAAGATTTGGTTGTGCCTTATAACTCATCATCACTAGATGAGGCAGACGCCATCATACATGTTATTAAAATGAGTGCTAACGAACTTAGAAAACTACAAGTTGGTGGTTTTTATAAAGACGTGGATCTAGGCACACCTGCTTATCATGAAGATGAAGTGACAGAAGAGAAACAAGATTTAAGCGGCGTATCTACAACAAATAAAGATGAAATATTTACTTTGTTAGAGTGTCATGTTGATTTGGACTTAGATGGTTTCCAAGACATGGGTGCTGATGGAGAGCCTACAGGTATCAAGCTCCCATACATAGTAACCATTGAGGAAAGCAGTTCTGAGGTTTTATCAATTAGAAAAAACTTTGCTGACGGAGATCCTATGCGAAAACGAAAAGATTATTTCGTGCACTTTAAATTTTTACCAGGACTAGGCTTCTATGGATTTGGTTTAATTCATATGATCGGTGGTTTATCAAGAACTGCTACAGCCGCGTTGAGACAACTTCTCGATGCCGGAACCTTGTCTAATTTACCAGCCGGATTCAAGATGCGAGGCATTAGAATTCGTGATGAAGCTCAACCGTTGCAGCCGGGTGAGTTTCGTGATGTAGATGCCCCTGGTGGAAATTTAAAAGATGCGTTTCAAATGTTACCATACAAAGGACCAGACGGTACATTACTACAATTGATGGGAGTCGTGGTTAACGCAGGTCAACGTTTTGCAAGTATCGCTGATATGCAAGTGGGCGATGGTAATCAAAGCGCAGCAGTAGGCACGACAGTTGCATTATTGGAGCGTGGCTCGCGGGTTATGTCTGCCATACACAAAAGAATGTATGCAGCTATGAAAAAAGAATTCATGCTAATAGCTGAAGTTTTTGGAACTTATCTACCACCGACTTATCCGTATGATGTGGTAGGTGGGCAAAGACAAATTAAACAAACAGATTTTGACAAAAGAATAGATGTTATACCTGTAGCAGATCCAAACATATTCTCACAAACACAAAGACTGACAATGGCACAAACACAATTGCAGATGGCCATGTCAAATCCAAAGATGCACAACTTATATAACGCATATCGTGATATGTATGAGGCATTAGGTGTAAAAAATATTGATGCATTGCTACCGCCACCACAACCTTCATCGCCAATGGACCCAAGTGTAGAGCACATGATGGCATTATCACAAAAACCATTCAAAGCTTTTGCAGGTCAAGACCACACAGCTCACATGAAAGCGCATTTATCCTTTATGGGGACACAAATTGCACGAACAAACCCTATGATTTTGGCTGCGGTGCAAAAAAATATACTTGAACACATAAGTTTAATGGCTCAAGAGCAAGTTCAACTTGAATATAAGGAAGAAATAGAGGGAATTAAGCAGATGGGCATGCAAATGCAGCAAGCAGGAGCAATAAATCCTCAAATGATGCAACAAAATCCGCAAATGATGGCTATTCAACAACAAATTAAGTCAACTACAGAGAAAATAGAGGCCAGAAAAGCTGTTTTGATAGCTGAAACCACTGCAGAATACCTAGAAGAAGAGAAAAAGGTGTTAAACCAGATCGATAATGATCCATTATTGCGTTTAAAAGCTGATGAAGTGCAAATTAGAGCACGAGAAGAGCAAAGAAAACGTGAAGCAGACGAAGAACAGAACAACATAAACAGACTTAGACTGATACAAAACAGAGAGCTAGCAGAAGAAAAAATGGACGAAAACGACAAACATCAAAAGCTTAGGGCAGCTGTTTCACTTGCAAAAGCGGGTGTAAAAGACATGAAAGCAGCTGTAATAGAGGAGGAATAATGGCTGACGCGCAATATGGTGGTGGATTAGGCTCAGGTTACGGGGGAACCAGTAGACCAAGACCAGGCGGTAATAGACCGACAGGCACGGGAGGACAGTCGCCAGGTCCAGGTCCAGGCGGACAATTTATAGGTGGTGCAACACCAGATCCAAGCGGTGTAGCACAAGGAGGCACGACAGCAGGTTTTGCAGGGCAACCAGGTGGTGGTGGAGATGGTCCCGGTCAAACACTACAAGATTTATTTGCAGCGCAAGTACCTCCAGCAATATCCACAGCACCAGTAGCGGCAGCTCCTGAATATGCAGAAATAGAAAACCCATCAGAAACAGAGTCAATAATTGATCAAATCTCAAATTTCTACAACAATTATATTAATAATCCTTATGTACAAGCAACATCAACGGGATTACTTAATCCAAGTTTATCTCTTTTAACTGCTAATTTGCCAGCTGCATTTCTTGGTTTTACCGGTATAAATCCTCAGTTTGATGAGGACAATAATTTAACTACCACCGGACTTTTTGGAAGTAAATACGGAGGTTTAACAAATGCATTGAATCCTGCTAGCTATGAAGGTGTGTCAACAGAAGATTTTGATGCTATGCTAAACGCTGCATTTAGCCCGGATCCTGACTCAACAAAAGGATACAGTGTTGATTTTGATGCAGCAGAGGCGGAAGCCGATAGGTTAGGTTTTGGAGATGCATTTAGATTTGAATCAAATCCTGTGTTTGGTGAGGACAAACCATTTAACAAAGACTCAAGTGTTGTTAAAGATTTAGAAAAAAATTTAGGTTTGGGTGATGGTTCTATTGATAGTTTTAAAGATTTTGCAGATGCAAAAAGAGATTTTGATAGACAAATGGGAGGAGGCGATGGTCCACAAGGTATAACTCTAGCTGGCATTCAAGCCCCTTTTGACGATACAAGTGGTGGCACAGGCACTGATCCAGGCGCCGGTGCAGATGATCCCCTTTCAACATATAACTCATTTACTGAGGCAGAAAAAAATACAGTCGATCAAATAATGGATTTAGGTTACGATATGTCTTACGGTGTAAACTATATCCTGGGTGGTGGACCGGTATTTTCTTATGGAGGTGGCGCGTACAGTGGCAATTTCTAGAGCTCAACAAGGAAAAACAACTGACAAAAAACAAAAGAAAGTCAGTAAGGTAATGCGTGAATTTAAAAAAGGTAAATTAAATATTGGAA